AATCACTGACAGACGTAGGAGAAACGGTACAGCGGGCGGTAGAAAAGTATGACATCAAGCTAATAGTACTTGATTCACTGTCACGTGCGGGTTCTAGTTTGATAGATGACAGTGCAGCTAATAGAACAATGGACGCACTGAATAGATTTGGTTGTTCATGGATTGCAATTGGTCATACACCACGCGATGACAGTAAGCATGTATTTGGTAGTCAAATGTTTTCAGCTGCAGCAGATCAAGAATGGGCAGTAACACATGTACAACACCCAAACGATAATAGAATGTGGCAAAAGCTAACGATGATTAAAGGCAACGACGTACCAGCAATGGCGGATGTACACATAGAGTATGAAATGAATAGATATGGTATTGAAAAAGTAAGACACATAAACGAATCAGCATTTCCAAATCAAGGAGAAAACTAATATGGAAAGTAAATGTAAAGCACATCATTGGGTAATAGAGCCACATGATGTTGCACGTAGACGATGGATAGAAAACGATATCCCAAATAAAAAAAGAAAGTTTGATAGTGTTTGCAAATACTGCAACAGTACAAAATCATTTCCAATAAGTACGTATGAAACAATGCAAGGTAATGCAGAAGGATTACGTGGTATAAAAGGAGTAGGTGCATACACTAATCATGAAACGATCACTTATAAAGCGTAGCAATAAGCCTATGAAAAGAACCAGGTTGAAACCGCGATCAAAAAAGATGGATAAGTTCTATAAAGAAGTACGTATACCGGAAGTAAAAAAAATTCTTTCAGAGGGATCAAGCTGGTGTCCAGTTAAATCTCCAGTATGTACAAAATATGTACAAGGAGTACATGAAATTTTACCAAGAGGTCGTGCGGGTGGTATAATAAAAGCACATAGGAAAGGCAATTTAGTAGCAACATGTCACGCTTGTAATGGATATATATCCGAAAATTCAAAGTGGGCTACTGAATATGGATGGTTGAAACATTATGATTATAACGAACAAGTACAATCTACCTGAATTTTTTGTCAAAGCAGTTGAGCATCAATTCAAATCACACGAATCAGAAGCTGAATATTCAATTACAGAATTAATAAATGCACCACGAGTACATCGACTCCAGCTATATTATAAAGACAAGATACAAGAAGATGCAGCTGAAACTGTATGGGCAATACTTGGAAGTGCTACACATAAAGTAATAGAAGATGCATTTCAGAATGATGTAGCTGATCGATTCATTGCAGAAGAAAGACTATACGATACTTTAGATGGAGTCACATACAGTGGGGCCTTTGACTTATACGATAAGGTAGATAGAACAATCTATGATTTAAAAACTACCGGATGGTACGAGATACAGAATCCAGATAACGCAATTTCCTTACGCAAAAAGAAAGAACAAACAGAACAGCTAAATTGTTATGCATATCTAGCACGAAAGCTAAAAGGATATAAGGTAGACAAGTTAGTGAATGTAAAGATAATGCGTGACTGGACAAAAGGTATGGCTGAACGTGGAGTACACCCACCACATCAAGTTGTATTACAATCACGCGATGTTTGGCCCGATCAAGTAGTAGAAGATTTCCTAATCAACCGTATACGTATACACGAAGAATCTAAAATAGAATTACCTTACTGTACCCAAGAAGAACAATGGAGAAATGATCCAGAGGTAGCAATAATGAACTCCGCTGATAGAAGGCGAGCTGTTAAAGCCTCTTTGAAATCAGAACAAGAAGCCTTGACATGGATAGAGCAAAACAAATATGCCGTTAATAAAAAAACAGGTAGGAAATATCTTCGTCCATGGGTTGGTAAAACATATATCGAAACTAGACCAAGTGCACCAGTACGGTGTGAATCATACTGTAGTGTAAAACCATTCTGTAGCCAGTACAGGAATATGCTGTGATGACATACAATATTATGGGTGTAGATCCCGGTAAGTATGGCGGCATTGTACTACTACATGATGATGATACTGAAATAGATATAACTGCATATCAAATGCCATATGACCATACTGTAGAATCAGCTAAGGGTCACGCATACTTCAAAGATCAAATAGCAGATATCTTTTGGGAAACAAATCCAAGTATATTAGCAATAGAACATGTAACAAGACCGAACTCACTAGTAAGATGCATGGGTTTGTTTGAAGGTATGGCAGCTGCAATGGATATCAAATGTGAACGGATAACACCGGGTAAATGGAAAAAATTTTTCAATCTAAAACGTGACAAACAAGAGTCAATAGATAAAGCATTACATATATACCCACAATTACAAGAGTACATTGACCAAGCTGGTAAGGATAAAGACGGCATCGCTGAAGCTGCATTAATTGCAGAGTATTTTAGACTTGCACCATATATAAATTAAATGATATATTGTATCAGTCATAAGGTTGTCTCCTCATGACGACATAGCCTTTCCTAAGTTATGTTGAGGTGGTCTTGAGTGAAACTCAACCTTCACTTGAGGCCATTTCGCTTTAAGGTTGAACAATCATTGGTCAAATTATTGGATACGTATATGTTCTTACATGTTATACTTTAGTAGGCAATAATGTAGCTGTTATATCTTACACTTCTACAGTTATATGTATCTTTGGATAACCTTTATTAGTCACTGGTTGTAGCCATATCTTAACTGAACCTAAAGCTAACGGATTCATCATTGCTTGTTCTGGATAATTTCCAGTAGCACGTCCATTTTTCTCAGAACCTACTATATATCCCTTGAGAAATGCACCAGTAGCAGCTAAATGAAATCGTTCTTCAGTAATAAAGCCCTCGACTCCTGAATACTGAACGGGAAAATGTGGTTTTATTCTAGCTCCAACAGCTGTAGAAGCCTTGTGATGATGACCAACAAGATATATATCCGCCAGAAACCCTTTTGTTATATGTTCTAACTGATTCAATGGAGTACTAAGTAACTTACCACCCCGATTACCATGTGTTGCGAAGATATCAACGCTTGGTACAAAATGTTTTTTATTTCTTGGTTTGAATGGAACGTTTATAAATGCACTATCACCTAGAAATTTAGTTTTTAAATATGCAGCAAATCGAGTATCACTAGTACTTCCATCTTGATGTACATGGTAATGATGGCCTTGTAACAAACCAAGCCATCGACCTATTGTCGGCTCTAGAATTTCTTTTAATTCATCTTCAAGTTCTTCTGCTTTAGAATCTACAGCATCAACAACAGAATCATATAAACCACTTTGCATTAGAATCCGACGGTTTGACGGAGACTCCATATCTATGAAATCTCCCATTCCTATATAGTAGGCATCATGTTCCACACCAAATTGAATAGTTTCTTTCAGTCGATCAATATCAACCAAGTCTCGATTTTGTTGTAGTTGTATGTCACCGATAGGGATGATTAAAGTTTTTTTAAAATCTAATTGTTTCCCTTTAAATGTTGTTGCTTCAAGACCTGACAACTCCATTGAGTTATCCTAACTGCAACCCGTTGTCTCTTGGCATCCCATACAAGTTAGACAAGTTCCTGACCTTTGAAATGCCATACTGCCACAATTCCAACACGGGTCACTCAATACCCCACCTAATGATTCAGCTTGTTGTAGCTGCAATGTCTTTAAGGATACATCTTTTTCAGGTTTTGGTATAGCGTTTCGTGACATAAGATCTCTATTCAAAAACAATTGTATTTCTATAAAATTGTCATTGATAGTTTTTAATTGTGGGTACTCGTCGAACGCACCTTGATTTTTTAAGTCTTGTATTAGCCTTTGGCTTCTAGAAATATTGTCACTTAACTTAGCTTTTTCCACTAGCAGCACCATCTCGAATGAACCGGTATATAGCTAATGCCGCAGCACTCACTAATGGAGCCGAAGCAGCAGGTACTCCAAAGTCAATAGCATTTTCAGCAAGCGATACTAACGCTGCTGATGCAGCTATTACTAACAAATCTCTTATACCCTTATTCATTGTTCGAGGCATACAATCTCCTTTTAATTTTGACTTGGTGTATCTCATATAATCCATCATAACCTAACGGTGTCGCACCATTTTGCCATGCTTCTTTCCAAGATTTCCAATCAGTTTTCTTTATTTCGTCAGGTAATATAATCCTATTAGTTTTGTTTATAAGCAAATCTTTATCCCAATTAGGCCCCGGATCTTCTGAACGTGTCATCGGACATATATCTCGATGTCCTATCAAATTAGATCCATTTATTTTTATACCATGTATATCTTGTAACCAATTAAGTATTTGACCACATGATATATGCTGTGCTTTATTCCAACCGGTAGCACTGAACCCTTCAGCCCCAATAGAAATTGTATGTGAGTTCGGGTTTATACCTGGACGATAACCTTCCCAGTTTATTCCAACATGAGGATGTTGAATCATATCAACTCGACCTTGTGCCCAGCTTGCTTGCCCAATAGGAATATACTGTGTAATAGTCCCATCTAAATCTATAACAAAATGGTAACTTACTGGATTTTGGACAGGGCTTTCTTGACCCCACCTATCCATAGTTTTACGCCAACCTTCAATGATGTGGCAAACAACGGTATCTGCCGTAATATTGCCGTAGCCACCAAAAGCATTAGTACTACCACGTCGTGTACGAGGCATCCAATTACGTGCTGCCATTTCAATCCCTTATCTTTGATCCCAGAATCCATAAATTATCATCCCCAATGTTAATATCATTGAGTATATTCTATCAGTAAACTTAGTCCGTGTATGCTCTATAGTGTCCAACCTTTCTTCAGTATCCAGTATACGTTCTTCCATACGTGCAGATAGTTGGATCACCCCCTCACGACCGTTTCCGAATAGACCGTTTTCTATCCGCTGTAAACGTCTGTCTATGTCTGTTAGCGTTGGCTCGGACATGATCTATGTACCAGTTAACAAGTACAAGTATCACAACAGCCGTCGCAAGGGCCGTTGAAGTGTCTATTGGTTATCCTCAATCCAAGTTTTAAGTGCATCTTCATCTCCTTTAACTTTTTCATATTCGTCTGTTGCTTC